AAAATCATATAATTAAGCCACTCAAACGAGTGGCTTTTTTGTTATCTGGATATTTGTTGGCAGCAAAATGGCAGCAGGATTTTAGCTACCATCAACAAAAAACCCGCCTAAGCGGGTTAATTTGTTAGAAATTCATGTGTCCCTGACCACTATTTAATGGGTGTGGCGGAGCATGATCGACAAGTCCAGGGGTAACAATGTAGCGCACGACGGTTTCATGGGTAACAAAAGTGGTGCCACAATTAATATTTTGGCACTGGCAGTAGCGTTCTTTTGTGTTATCAGACACCCGAAAGCTACTACGAGTATGTGCAGCATGTCCGCATTTCGGACAATTCATCATATCCGTCTCTCCCCACCGATTCCTCGCAATCACATAATGATACACTACACATCCATTTTGTGAAAAAAATCATTCCATTTCTAAATCATCAATTTTTACTTCAAGCTCCAGACTGGTAGTAAAACCATTATCCGGGCTGACCGTATGCGTCAAAGTTGTAATGGTCCATTCGGCATCGTCGATAGGCTGCTTAAAGCCGCTCACCTTTACCGGCATTTCGGTGTAGAGATCTGCCCGGCCCTCAGCGAGCTGCAGGGAGAAAGACGCAACACCACGCTGCAGGCGCTCCCATTGCATTTTTGCCGCACGCTCAGCATTGCTGCGGTTTGCGTAAGTACGATTAAGAACCAGCACGTTTTCATCCGTTCCCACCAGATAATCACCCTGTTTTGCTTCCGGCTCTTTGGGCGCGGTGGTTTTCTTCCGGCGGCGCTTAACCTTGGTTGTTTCTTTTTTCTTGGGTTCGCGAGTATGCAGCCAACTGGCAATTACACCGGTATAAGCACCACGATCAGCCAGGGTAAAACGATGACCGTCACCGGCTTTACGTTCAATGGTGATAACCGGCAACGGCTTACCGCTCGCTGTTCTTCCCTGCCCCTGCCTGATAAACAGCAGGTTTCCATCCTTAACGGAAGCAATCGCCCCATACTGGCGCGCCAGCTTCATCAGGAAACTGGCATCGCTTTCATTGGTCTGGTCCATGTGATCCAGCGCCTTATCCGTCAGGTCTTTACCCAACGCCATTTTGAGGTCATGCCGTGCTGCGATTTCCTTTACCACATCGCCAACGGTTGTCTGGTGCCATGACTTTTCGCGCCGGGTATTGAGGGTTTCACGAAAATCAGCACTACGTGCGCGAATGGTCAGGCGGTCAGGGGCACCGCTATGCTCAATCTCATCCACCGTGAATGCCCCTTTGGGGAAAAGTGGCTGGCCCTTCCATCCCAGCGCCAGCTGAATAACGGCACCACGTCGCGGCAGAACGATCTGCCCGTCGGCGTCGTCCAGCTCCAGATCAAGCTGGTCAGCCTCAAAACCCCGGTTATCGGTCAGCGTCAGACTCATCAAGCGCGCATCCAGCGCGGTAGTCACGTCCTTACCTTCAATGGTGATACTGAAAGCCGGGCTTTTGCTGTTCAGGTCAAAAAGATCAGAGCTAAAATTCACTGCAGCAACCCTCCAACCGTATTTTTAATATTACCTATCGCAGATGTTGCAGAGTCCTGCAGGTTACTGAGCTGATCGCTGAGACTGTCGAACATATCAGACAGCGACTCATCAACCCTTTTCAGGGTCAGCGTAAACTCAATACGGCGAGGCATTCCGCTTTCAAAAAACTCTGTTTTTGTCTGACTCAGGCTCTCGATCACAAACATGCCGTAAATGGTCCCGCTTCCCTCAATCAGAGGCCATGCTTTGCCCAGCTCTGCCATTTGCTCCAGCGCGAGCAATGACAGCCTGCCCCCGGTGACTTCCGGCAGCAGTACGCCAGATAACGTCAGCGGGTCATTATCCGGGCCAAGAAACTGCGTTGATGGTCGCCGGTTCACCCGACTGTTGGCGGCGTGTCGCCAGCTTCGCTGATACTGCAGCTCCTGATATGGCACTGTACGCAGCATGAAGACATATAACCCCAGCACCATCATCATGATTCATATCCCCCTTGATCACTGAAATTACTCCGCGCTTTAGCCCTGGCTTTGCGCTCGCGCTCGTCAAGCTGCCGCGCGACTTCGCGGGCAATATCCTGCGCACTCTGCCCAGGCTGGGCAGTGATATGAATCGGCGCGTTAATCTCATAACGGATCACTGGCGGTACGCTAGCAGATTTCGCAGGTTGACTTTGTTTGTATGCCATTGCCGGTAGGCTATACGGATGCAGTGGAGCAGCCTCCGCTGGTGCTGCCGCTACGCCCATTACGCCAGCTATGACGGAAGCCAGAACCTTCTGACTTAAAGTCTCCGGATCAGCCCTTTTCGCCGTGATTTCCGTAACGGCCTGTGTCGGCATGACGGCTGCAGCGATACCAGCAAGCTCAACAGAGCGATCTCTACTCGGAAATTTTACCGGGGCGTTAGCGATTTCAGACGGCAACATTAACCGGTTTTCAGCCCGTTGCTCCCGGCTGGATGTTACATCGTGAGAGGGGCTTACCTTTGCCGCCAGTTTCGTCAGTTCAGTAGCACGATTGCTTACAGGAAAGTTTGCTGGGCCATTCACGCTATCAGGCGGCAAAATAATCCTGCTTTCAGGACGCCGTTTAGCGCTGGCTGGTTCCGCTTGTGAAGGATTGAGCGTTGCCGCCATCCTTGCCAGCTCAGCAGTGCGTTTTCGACCGGTGACATTTGCGGGACCGTTCACTATTTCGGGGCCGTTCTCCCCAACGATTCCAAACTGACCTCGCGGGATTGTGCCACCGCTGTCATACATGCCTGCAAACCCCATCGACGGAAATCCGCCAGGTGGCAACACCACCTTACCGTCACTGTTCACCGTAGCAGGCTGCTGTCGTGTAACCTGTTCAGGTAGTTTTGCTTTTGCCGCTTCCTTACTGACGATGCCGAGTTTTTCCAGCAACCACGACACGCCTGACTTGAGAGACTCAAGCGGGTGCATCACCATATTCAGACCTTCCGCCAGTGCCTCACCAAACCTGCGGCCCATTGCAGCTGCGCTGTTCAGTTCTTCGGAAGTGGATTTAACCGGCGTAAGCAAATCAGTGAACCACCCCCACAAAGCCTGCACCTTGTCGCCAATCCACTGAAAAACAGGCCGCACTGATCGGTGCAGCAGCGGCTTTGAATCCCTCCACCACACCACCCAAAAATGCGCTGATCGGCTGCCAGTATTTCCAGACAACCAGCGCCACGCCAGCCAGCGCAGCCACAACCAGCCCTATCGGACTAAGTAACGCACCCAGCAGACCGAAAATGCCATATAGCGCGACACGAAGTAATGCCAGTGGGCCGGATACCAGAAAACGCAGCACGCCACCGGCAGCAGATAACCCACCCCGCAGCGCCGCCAGCGGATTCATCACCATACCAATAACATTACGAATGCCTGACATTCCCGCGCGTAGCATTACAAGCGGCGCACCTGCTACAGCTTTCAGTGCATTTCCAGCCAGCCCGGCAGAACGGCGCAAGGAATTAAGGGGAGCGCTCAGCAGCCCGGCACTGCCGCCGGATGAGGCCATACCACGACGCAACAGGGAAAGTGGAGCACCTGCCAGCCATGACAACGCACTTCCAGTTCGGGTAACTGCGGCAGTAACAGAAGGTAAAGTTTTTACACCCAAGACAGACAGGCCAAACCGGATCACCGCTATCGGCCCCAGCACTGCAGCCACCGCCACTGCAAGCATACCGAGCGCAACGGTGATCGCGGCAGTCGCTGCAGCAACTTTCATCAACGTGCCTGCCAGCTGCGGGTTGGCCTCTATCCAGCCACGTAATGCGCCAGTGACACTTTTTACGGAATCCATAATATCCATCAATGGCTGGCGCAGCGTTTCGCCCAGGCTACTGAAAGCATTCTGCGCCCCTGTTTTGACTAGCAACCACTGTGCAGATAAAGAGTCTTTGTTGATATCAGATTCTTTCTGCATGGAGCCGTTCGCTTCATCGCCTGCAGTAAGGCTAAGCTGGCGTTTCAGCTCTGTAAGATTGTTTGCAAGTTTTGCCGCATCATCACCAAATTCATTTCCAAAGACTAAAGACATCACGCCTAATCGTTTATCTTTGGGTAGACTATTGACCTTCTCAAGTACACTCTGAATAGTCCCCATCGCGTCCTTGGTCATTTGTTTTTCAAGCTTTTCAGGATCGAGCTTTAATATGCCCACCCCTTCTTGAAAACTTTTTCCCTGAACTGTTGCGGCAGACAATTTACGCACCATCGCATTAGCTGCGGTTGCGGCTACTTCTGGGGCAGCCCCCAGAGTAAGCAGCGTAGAGCCAAGCGCAGCCGCTTTACGATAGTCCAATCGATCAGCCACACCCCCCATGCGCTGCAGCACGTCGATAATATCCGCGCCTTTTGACATAGCGTTATCATCTAAATAGTTCAGTGCATCGCCCAACTGCTCGATATTACGGGTAGGTACCTTATAAAGTTGCGCCACCTTTCCCAAACTTTCAGCTAATTCATCGGCGGGTAGCTCAAACGCCGTTGCCGCTTTTGCCGCAGTGGATGCAAAGGCCAGCAGGTCACGCTTCTGGTCTTCGTAAGGATCGTCCTGTTTAGTCACGCCCATGCGCGCACCACCTTCAACCAGTGCGGCATAGTCTATAGCGCCGTTCTCCATCGGCAGCTGTTCGCTGGCGGCCTTGATAGCATCCTGCATGTCATAAAACTGTTTCGTGCGGTTGCCGTTATCGTCCCGCAACCCGTTTACCTGCTTTGCCACGCCTTTCATGGCATCTTCCATGCTGGAGTAGCTTTTCACCGCTGCCATGACCGGCGCACCCATTGCCAGCCCCGCTGCCGTGGTGGTTGCCCCTGCTCCGGCAATGCGATCCCTCACCTCAAGACGGCGTGAATATTGCTCACGTGCGGCATTCATTTTCGCTTGCTGTTCGCCCAGGCGTTTCAGGGATTTCTGCTGACGTTCCATCGCCTGCCGGGTTTCGTCGGCATTTTTACGCAGTTCCCGCTGGGCGCTACTGAGCTGTTTAGTATCAATGCCGGATTCTTTCAGCGCTTGCCGCTGCCGTTGTACCGAACCCAACAGGCCGTTGTAGGTCTGCTGCAGTTCCTGCACACGGTTTTTTGCCTGACTAAATAATCTAGCCTGAGCAGCAGTTGGGCGATTTGTTGCAGCAAATTGCGTGGCAAGTTTTGCGGCTTCTTCGCGCGCAGCACTGAGATTTGTTGCAGTGATTGCAAGCTGTGACCGGGTTTTACGGAATTCATCAATACGCCCGGCCTGTTTATTCAGTTCTTTCAAACTGTTCCGGGTAGTTTGAAGCGCAGTAGCCAGCTCTTTTGAGCTGGCCTGCGCGGATCGGAATGGGCGGGTGAGCTTGTCAACCGCATTAAGAATCACCTGCAGGCGCAGGTTGTTGTCACTCATCGCTGGCCCCGCTTCTCTGAATCGCTTTATGCCGCCACTCCAGCACATCAGTCAGCGGCATAACGTCAGTGGTGGACGGCGACCAGTGAAAGATGGTGGCAATATCTGCCACCAGATCATCAACCGTCAGGCTGTCGGTAAACCGGCAAGCACCGACTTCTTCAACAAAAAAGTCACCACCTCTACCGACAATGCGGTGAGATCGGCGGGGTCCAGTTCTGCCATTTCCTGCGCGGTCAGTGTCGGGGTAGAGATACGCGGGATCACAGTCATCATCGCGCCCACGTCCATATCCATAATGGCCTGCAGACGAGTGCCACGCAGCGCACCGGACTGCGGCTTGCGCAGCACAATTTCGGTAATTTCAGTTTTACCGCGCTTGATCGGGGTATCCAGTTGCACAGTCTTTTCAGTCAGTTTGTCGCTCATGTTCTTTTCCTGTTAATAAACTACTGGCGCGGCTGCCCGCGCCGTTAAGGTTAATCAGAGGCCGAGGGCGTTACGGTGTTCTTCCATCAGGTCCACGCCGTCAACGATTTCAACCATGTTGACCAGATCGACCTCATAGAGCACTTCGCCGTTAATGGTCAGCTTCGCGTAGCTGTTGGTGCTGCTGACCTTGGTGGTGCTGCTCTCGCCGGTTTTCCACTCGCCGGAATCCACTTCTTTATGACGCCCGCGCACAACCAGCTCAACGGCCTGCACTTCGCCGGTATCGTCACGCTGAATGGAACCGGTGAAACGCAGCTGGATGCCGTCAACCGTGGCTTTACCCATCTGCTTAAATAACAGCAGTTCGGTGCCGCCGATTGAAAATTCCGTGTCCAGTGCGCCGTCATCCAGCCCCATGTCCACATCCACTGCGCCCGGCATACCGCCGCCGCGATACTTCTCAAACTTGCGGGTGAATTTCGGCAGGGTCAGAGACTCAACGATCCCCTGCCAGTTGTTCCCGTCGTTGAACAGGTTCAGGTGTTTTAATTTACGTGGTAAAGCCATGGTGTCCCCTTACGCGCTGACCTGGCTGGAGAAATCCAGCAGGTACTGATCGGTGATGCGCTGGCGCAGCATCAGGTTTTCAAGCGGCGGCACCGGCGTGTAGTCGTAGTCGATAGTGAGCTTCCCGGCTTTCAGGGAGTCTTTATCGTTCACCGACTCATCCAGCCAGCAGTCTGCGCCGATGATGTAGCCCTGCGTTTTCAGGCTGCGCAACTTGGCGCGGATACCTTCGATAATGTCACGGGCCAGCGACGGGTTGAGCACGCCATCCACCGCCCACATGTGCGCTTCTGCGATGGTGTCAGCCAGCACCTGCGCCGTGCGGGTGTAGTTCTCAAAGGCAAACAGCGGATCGTCACTGAGGCAGCGGGAACCCCAGAAGCGGAAGCCATCTTTGCGGATAAGCGTCGTGACGTCGTTCTGGTTGAGCAGTCCCGCATCGGTTGCCGGGTCCTGCAGATCCCAGAACACATCGGCGGAAATGCCGGTGACGCCGTTCACGCCCACGTTGGACAGGGTTTTGTGCCAGCCGGTCTGCTCGTCAATTTTGGCGCGCAGGCCGAGCGCACGGGCGGAGGCGTAAGCCGTCGCATCTGCATTCAGCACGGTGTCAAAGTTGATGAAGTCAGGCCAGATCAGCATCCCCTCGCGCTGGCTGAAATTGTCACGGTAGGCAATCGCTTCTTCCACCGTTTTGCAACCATAGGCGGACAGATAGGCAAACCCGCGCAGGCTCTGCGCCACGCTCAGCAGCTCGGTGGCAACTGCCTGTGTGTCATGCCCCGGCACGCCGAGAATACGCGGCTTAACACCCAGCTGCGACTGCGCCGAAAGCAGCGCTTTCATCCCCGTTTTTTTACCGTCAGCAGTCACACCGCCGATAATGTTGGAGGTGGTTTCCGCTTCGGTTTCGCCCTGCGCCACGCGCACAACGACGGTCACGGGTTTAGCCTGGTCGGCAATGGCATCCAGCGAGCGGGCCAGCGTGCCGGACTCGCCTGCTTTACCGCTGGCGGTCAGCACATCGGTCAGCAAGACCGGCTTATTGAGGGGAAACATGGACGCATCAGCATCATCGCCGGTGCAGACCATGCCCACGATGGCGGTGCTCACCGTGGTAATGGATCGGGTGCCCTCGTTGATTTCAACAACGCGCACCCCGTGGTGGTAATCCTGAGCCATAAGGCAGTCTCTCCGGTTTACAGGGGGTGTGCCTATGTTCTGGTTGATATGCACGCGGCGCACGCGGCGGACTATGTATGGTGAATGGCACAATGGAAAGGGCAAAAAAATCCCCGCAGGCGCGGGGACGGAATTAATCTTTGGGTGGTTCAGGCCAGTCAATATCCGGTGCCAGCGATGTATCCACGCGCGTCAGCAACACGCGGTATTTTCGCCAGGCATCATAACTACTCTTTTCTTGATCGGTTGCCATATCCAGCTCAACGGCATCCTGCAGCGGCTCTATTTTCTCAGCGGCACTTTTGATAAGTGCTGCTTTTGTTGCTGTCGCTTCAGCAATGTCTGCCGCTGCTTTCTCCGCTTCATCTGTCACCCAGCGTTCACCATTCCATTTATCATACGGTGTCGATGGAGGGTAGATAGTAGTATCAGCAGGGTAATCGCCCGGCACGGTAATTTGCTGTTCTGCCCCGGTTCTGATATTCCAGACCGTTTCACCGCGATGATCAGCCAGATATTCCCATCCGGTCAGTTGACTGTTCCGGCAGACAACATAACCTTTTTTTGCTGCCAGTGGCTTGTCCGTACAGGCATTTGCCGGAATGCTGACGCCCACCGGAATAAACTCCGATGTTTGTGACAAATAAACCCGCGTCAGGCTGTCATAATTAAAAACCACAACCTCACCAGCAACGACGGCAAAACCATTTTCTATAACTGCACTTTGCATTATGCGGCCCTCACGATGTAGTTGAATGCGATGTTACGCGGTCGGGTTTCTGCCGATGTTCGGGCCACACGGGAAGCATCAAAGGAATAGTTTGCCTGTTTGTAATTTCCACCCGTAGGCGTTGATGAAAGGTTCGGTGTCAGAGTATTAACACTGAATGCTCCCGACACGGCGTTATTTGGACCGACAGAAATATCCAGAAGCGTGCCGGTAATATTCTGCAGAGCATCATACTGCACGGAAAGCAGCACTCGCCCGGAATCAACACCTCGCCCGTCATCCCAGCCTCTCAGAAACTCACCACGTAAATCTGGCAGCGTCAGTCCAGGATATACCTGCGCAAGTTTCGGGTACTGTGCAGCAGTGAAAGCGGCTCCATTGCACTTCAACCAGCCAGCGGGAGCTGCCGCAAGAGGCCAGGGTACAGGAATACCAACTGGCAGAGCAGATCCTGCCCCCAGACCAAGATTATTCAGAAACGCGGAAATATCGGCAATATCAGCGCCGTTAGCTGATTTATCCATTTTCCCGGCAAGCGCATTGGTCATGGTAGTGGCAAAGTTCGGATCGTTGCCTAACGCTTTAGCCAGTTCGTTGAGCGTATCAAGTGCGCCCGGCGATGAATCAACCAGTGCCGCAATCGCTACCTGCACAAAGGCCGTGGTTGCGAGCTGCGTAGAATTATTGCCAGCCGCCGCCGTCGGCGCTTTTGGCGTGCCGGTGAATGTCGGACTGGCTTTCGGCGCATACTGCGTATGGGGATCGTTAGCGGCAATATGTTTTGCCATCAGGTCATCCACATACACCTTCAACTCCAGCACCTTGTCATCCACATACTTGCGGGTTGCCAGCACTACTGCTGGGTCAATTTTCAGGGTGATATTGTCTGTGCTGCTGGTAATCAACACCATTCGCACGGTCTGCGTGCGCCCGCTCCCCTCCGCCAGCTGCGGCTTGTAGCTCTCCGGGCAGTTGCCCACGGCAATCAGCGCGCCGGTATCATCGAACAGACCGACTTCACGAATCCACCAACCGCCCTCAGTTTCTGGGATCACCTGTTCAGCAATAATCTGACTGCTGTTCTGCGGATCGATGTACAGCATATTGAGGGAAGCGCGGCGTTTTTCAGCAACCAGCGCTGTCTGCTGTGCGCTGGGCGTTGGCAACACGCCGCCACCGTCGCCCACCGCCATCTGGGTAATTTTCAACGGCACACCGAGCGCGGCGGCGCTTGCCAGTTTCGCCGCGCCGATATCCGTCAGCAGGGTATAAAATTTTGCGCTCATGGATTCACTCTCATTGTGTCAATAACATGGACCGCCCCGCCCTCATAAGCGGTGCCGCCGGAAATAATGGTTTCGTTGATATACGGGTAGATCGTGATTTCTTCGCCGGTGTAGGTAGCTGCCCCCACAAAATAGGGGCCGCTGGTCTGCAGGTTGATGGACATGCCGATCAGATGGCGGCTGCAGGGTTTGGCGTCACCGATCAGGCGCTCCAGCTCCAGATAGGTTTCTTCCGTGATACCCTGATCCTGCACGCCAATGTCCAGGCGGAATGTCCCCGGCGTCTCGCCGGTCTGCCACCACTCAATGATGCGGATCAGAAAGCCAAACGGCTCCACCACGCGCCGCACGGCGCTGGTTGTTCCCTTATGCTGATGGATATAAAAAGCATCCTGCACCACCCGGCGCTTGACGCTCTCCGTCCAGCTTTCGTCCCAGCGGTCAACGGAAAACGCCCACGCCAGATATGGCAGAAAGCTGACCGGACACGTTGCCGGGTTCCACAAGTCGCGCAGCGGCACCTGCAGATCGGAAATCCCGCTGCAGGTCTGCGCCAGTCGGCGCTCAAGCGGCGATGAACCTGGCGGCAACAGGCTATTCATCCGTGCCCCCGTTGGTTACGCTCCATTCAGTACAGGATGCCGCCTGCGTTTTATCCAGCACAACATCTGTAAGCGGGGAGGCCAGCTCCACACGCTGGACGCCCTCTACATGCAACGCGGCATAAATCGCGCTGCGACGGATATCACGGCCCAGCCGCGTCTGACTGGCGATGTACTTCTGTAGACTGGCTTTTGCCGCCGCCATCACCGGCTCAGCTTCCGGCCCCGGATAAAGAAAAATCGTTGCATCCACGCTGTACGGGATTATTTCGGCGCTGCGCACCGTCAGGCGGTCTGCCACCGGACGCACGTTCTCGCTGTTAAGCGCCTGCTCCACCACTGACAGCAGATCAGCGTCTGCCGTACCGTCACCTTCACGGCTCAGTACGGTAAGCACCACCTCCGCCGGTGCCGGGCTGGTTGCGCTGGCATCTGCCACGCGCCCGTCCGCGCTTTTGGCGTGAAACTCATAGGCCGCCGTCGGCCCCGCAACGGACAATCCCTCAAACGCAGCCGGAACACGCAGGCGCAGCGCCTCATCGCTTTCCATGACGGCAGCAACCGGCGGCACCGCGTCGTTGTCGGCAGGCGTTACCGTCAGGCGTTTCACGTTGTAGTTGGCTGCCAGCTGATCGAGATCGCCGCCGATGGCATACGCCACCATGACCGCCTGCGCGGCCTCGTTAATACGCTGGCGCAAAAGGATTTCACGGTAGGTGCTTTCCTGCAGCAGCTTGGTGACGGGTTCAGATTCCAGCGCCAGCGTGCGCCGCACCGCGTCCTGCTCATCCGCCGGATAAAGGGCCACAAACGCGGCCTTGCGCTCAGCCAGCAGCGTCTCAAAATCCGGCACGTCCACTATCTGCGGCGCGGGCAGCTGGGAAAGGTCAATCACTGCCATTGTCTGCTCCTGTTGATACGGAAAGGGAAACCGGCTCGCCGTTATTGCGCTGCCCGGTAAGCTCAACCACCATGGAGCCGTCAAAATTGCTGCTGATGGTGATGGAATCCAGCGTAAGTCGTGGCTCCCAGCGACTCAGCGCCACATAGACCGCAGACATGACCTGCAGGCGCAGCGCCGGGTTCTGCGGCTGGTCAATCAGGGCGGACAGCAGGGAACCATATTCCCGGCGGGCGATCCGGCTGCCCTGCGGGGTCAGCAGAATATCCCGCACTGACTGGCGCAGATGATCCGTATCAGTAATGGCCTTGCCGTTGCCCTGGCCCATGCCGATATACAGCGTCATACCGGGCCTCCTGACGTATCGCCGCCGGACTTCACGCCGGTGTGACCGTGTTTATCCACCACGATCCCGTTGGAACTCATCGCGCCGCCGCCCTGGGTGACGCCGCCATTGATCACCACCTCACTGTTGATGCGCGTGGTGTCAGCCTCCACCACAAACTCACCGGTTTTGAGGGTGATATTGTCCGCCGCCTCGATCACCATGGATTTGATACCCCGGACATGCCACCGCCCGGTGGCGGGTTCATACTCAAACCAGCCCCCGTCCGGGTACTCCGTCACGCAACCGTCCACGGAATCTGACGGCGGCGCAAACTGATTGGAATAGATGGCAGGCAGCACAAAAGCGGTTTCCAGATTGCCGCCCATGCTCAGCACCACCACCTGCTCATCCGGCGACGGACACCACCATGTACGGGCACCACCGGCACGCAGCGTCAGCCAGTTAATCCAGTTGGTTTCAAGCTCGCCCACTTTCACCCGGCACAGCCAGTTTTCCCGGTCCACTTCGGTCACGGTGCCGGTGCGGATCAGGTTGGTGATAAGGCGCATAATTTCGGTCAGTTGTGCATTCATAACGAAAGGTTGCCATCAGAGGGAAAAGGGAGGCAGCGCGGGCGCTTGTGCCAGCGGTGGCACAAAGATCACCCCGCCAGCCAGCGCAGCAGGGTGTCACGGGTGATGGTTTCCACTTCATCATTCACGCCCAGCAGGCGGCGCTCTGCGTAGCGGACCTCCGGGCCTTTTCGGCTGACGCGATCGCGCAGGCCGTAATGGTGAACACGGGCAATGCGCTGCACCTTGCCATCAAACTGCACGCTGGCGGAGTCCGCACTGGCGGCGGTTTTCAGGTATTTTGTGGTACGAAGCTTTGCAAACATCTGACGCTTGATGCGTCCCTTCTTGCTGCGGGCTGTCACCCGGCGCGGCTCATAGCCGCTGCCGTCAGGATTACGCTGCAGCCTGATGTTCTGCTGCTGCGTCCGGCGCAGCTGTTGCGCCAGTTGCCGCATCATACGGTTGCGTGCGGCAGGCTCCAGATTTGCCAGCAGCGCCGTCAGCCAGTCATCCAACCTCTGCAGATCATCCACGTTTCACCGTCCACATTTCTTCGGGTTCGTCCGGCTCCGGCACCGCTTCAACGCTCGACACGCTGCCGTCAGTGCTGACCAGCACGCGCTCCGTCAGTTGCAGGTTCAGGCTGATATCGCACACATCGTTGCGCAGAATATCCACTTCAAAGGTGAACAGTTTTTCGCGCAGTTCCGGGTTGTTGATGGCGTCCGGCTGGCTGGTACTGAGCCACAGCAGGACTGGAGCCATCAGCAGATTCTGGTCGCCGCTGAAATCCTCGATCACCACGTTCAGGGTGTAGCGGTATTCCCATGACATGGAGCTGGCTCCTGTTGCCACCAGTGAGCCGTTATCAACGAAAAGGTGCAGCTTGTCCGGGTTGTCCCGGACATAGGCAACCGCTTTATTCAGAGCGCTGCGTAAGGACTGCGGTTTGTTCACTGTCTCGCTCCTGACACGCAATAATCGTGTCCACTTTGTCAGCACAGACCGCCCAGGCGGCCTCGGTTTCATCCAGCACCGCATTCAGATCGCCGTTACTGCGCGGCGCTGACCTTTCCAGGCGGCACTGCGTCACTCTGGGACAGCCACTCACGGTAAGCTGCACCTCCGGCGAGGGCCGGACGCTCCCGCAGCCGGATAATGTCAGCAGGCAAAGGAGTATCAGCCCAGCGGCGTAAATCCTCGTTTTCACGTTTAAGTTCCTCGATCCGGTGCTGGCGGCTGCGCAGCAGTGCGGTGGTCTGTTCCGCTGCCGCATAAAGCCGCGTCTGCTCCCGGCTGTTGGTTTCAGTCAGAATGGACAGGCCGATCAGCTGGCTGTTTTTCTTCGTCAGCTCCTGCGTTTTGCTTTTCAGCGCCGCGCCCTGCGTTTCGATGGTGTGGCTGGCATTGTTTAGCCGCCAAGACTGCCAGCCCAGCGCCGCAAGTACCAGCGCCAGCACTACCGTCAGCGCACGCATCAGGCCGCCATCGGCTCATGAAGCTGCGCGCGGGCAATCTGATACAGAACCAGCGTCAGCAGGTAAAACACCAGGGTGATCACCCATCCCGAAAACGCCAGGCACAGAACAATAAGCATCCTGATTATCCATGTACGCACGGGTTTTACAGGGTGTGCCCTGAATTTCAGCAATGCCGCCCTGACCTCATCGCGCGCCCTCTCTCCGGCGAACCACCCGACAGCGCACAGCGCAGCAAGCAGCCAGGCGAGGAAGCATGACACCCAGACAGACGCACCAACCAGAACCGGCGCACCGCTGCGCGGATACAGCAGGCTGATAACCAACAGCGCGGCCCATGCCAGCTGGAAAAAAACGCTCATGACTTTCTTTTTCATTCCGTTATGCTCCTTTTAAGCACCAGGCCATTTCCCGCGCACGGCGGTTGTCCAGCCCCTGATTAAAAACACCTTTGACATATACCCAGCGCGGCAGCTGATGGCAGGCATCCGCCCAGCGCCGCTGGTTCAGCAACTTAACCAGCGTGGAGCTGCAGGCGTTGCCGGTGCCCACGTTGAAAGCAAACGACACCACCGCGTCATAGACCTTTTGCGGCATCGGCTGCACCACACATTTATCCAGCGCCCTCTCTACGCGCAGCACATTGGTGATAAGTCCCTGCGCCGCCTGCTGTTCCGTGATGGTTTTGCCCGGCACCACACCAGATGTATTGCCGATCCCGTCGGTCCATACGCCCGCGCTGCACTGATAAGGCTGCAGGCGGCATCCCTCATAATCGGCAATCAGTTTCAGCCCCTCGACGGAGGTATGAAGCGACTGGAAACCGGGCAGCGTGGCGGCGATAGCCAGCACCGCCCCGACAAGGCAGCGCTTAACGATTGAAGGATTCATATTCCCCTCGCGAAATTTTGCCGCCACGTAACAATTTGAAAGACTGGTGTTTGTAGTACCAGTTGATAGCCAGCATCAGCACACCAATCAGTACGCCACCAACCGTTGACGCATCCTTGAGCGACAGATCGCCCAGCCATGCCAGCAGCACGGCGATGCAGTAAGTGATAAAGGCGCTGATTCGTTCAAGCGTCATAATTCAGTCCCATAGCTGGACGGTCTGCGCCGTGGTTGACGCCGTAATGTCCGGCAGCTCCACCTGCAGCCCGTGCGGTAAAAATGGGCCGTACTCAGCCAGCCCCGGATTTGCCTGCAGAACCTGCTCAGTGACACCCTGCGTGCGCCCGTAATGACGCCAGCAAAGCGCGTCCACCGTGTCATACTGATGCGCACGCACTTTCATCAGATAAGCTCCACCGTACAGTGCGGTGCATCCTGCACCCGGCTGATAGCCCAGCGGGCATCACGCCACAGATCGCCGCTGGCCTCCGCCAGCTCCTCCCCTCGCTTCACACCTGACGCCGTGGCGTCATAGTCCTGATAACGCTCATTGAGCACAGCGCGCGCCCAGCAAAAAACAGCGTTGTGGTAGTGCCGGATACGCTCGCTTTTGCCGTCCAGCATTTCTGCAGGAACGTCTGCAAGTGTCTGCCAGCCCAGCATCTGCTGACGCTTGCGGAAGTCGTACAGCTCAGCGTTAACCTCAGAGATCGCCGTCAACACGACCTGCTTTAAACGCGGCTGCGTCACCGTGCCATCAGTGCGCATCACACTGCGAAATTCCGACAGGTCCACATCAGGCCAGAACGGCGTATTTTTGATTACCTCCGCCTGTTCCGGTGCCTGTTCGGGCGCAACAAACTTCATGCGGCTTTCTCCTGAATAAGTGGGCGGTGGACGGGGTTTTGATGTGGCAGCGCCTTTCGCCACCCCGTGCCGCCCGTGCGCGGGGCACGTTCTTTAGCGGCTGTCATTGCGCAGTCTGCGCTCCAGCTGCTGCTTTTCTTTTTTAACGCCACAGCGGGGATCGAGCTGCAGCGCATGGGTAAGGTGATTCAGAGCAGATGCCGGGTTGCTTTCGCTCAGTACAGCGCCGATGGCTTTATGCAGACGTGCCCGCGACTGGTCCGGCATATCCAGATCGGCTGTCAGGTCCAGCGTCTGCAAAAGCAGATCGGCATCAAAACCAGCAGCGGCAAGCAGGGCGCTTTGCGCCGCGTCTGCCATTTCTTCTGCCAGCACGGTCTGCACGTTACGGTTGCCCAGCGGCATCACCCAGCCATGGCGCAGCGCATGACGCCCGATTTCCAGCGCACCGGCATAATCACCGGCGTCGATACGCCACAGCATCACGTACATCAGCACGTCATCCTGCTGCGCACCTCCGGCAGCCAACACGCCCTCCGCCCAGGCGGAATATTTCGGCAGCAGCTCCACCTTGATTTCCGCCTTTTTCACCGTGGACTGGACGCCCTTGAGGCGGCGGCGGTCTTCTGCCAGCTGCAGCAGCATCAGGTCATAGCCGGACGCATGGCGAACACTGCCGCCCTCACGGGCGGCCTGTTCGGCCTGAATGCGCAGGCGGTGCTGCCGTGCGGGACTCAGGCTCATGTGTTATTCCCCACCTTCCGGTGCGGCAGGCGCGCTGAAATCACCGATTTCAATGTTTTCAACCAGCGCCGCACAGCGGTAGTCCTCGACCACATACGCCTCGTTGACGGATTCAAAGTTTTCAATCCGGTCACGTTTCGGGTTGTCGATAACAGAACGGCGTCGGGTATCTTCCTGCCAGTAGATGGACAGGTTATCCAGACGGGTGATCAGCAGGGCATTTGCCGGGAAATAAGGCGCGCGCACAGCCTGCAGGCCGCCCATACGTTTCTGGCTGATGATCAGATCGGCGGCGATTTTCTCGCTGTTGTCCTGCTCTTTGTTGACCAGCGGGAAATACTTGTCAGACAGCAGTTCACGTCCGCAGACGACAACCAGATCGTCATCATCCTGATAAACCGCGTCGATCAGCTCGTTGACGGCATCCATCACCACGGCGTCCAGGTTGGCATAGTCGCCGCCCTTGCCCACCTTGACCGCGCCTGCAGTCGTTGCACCGTCTTTCGTGGTGCTGCCCATGACGTGATCCGGCGCGTCTTCGCGGATTTTCTGCAGCCAGCCTTTATTGACGTCCTGCAGCAGCGGGTTTTCAGCACGGTTGGAGGTTTTGGCACGCTTCACGCCGTTAAAGCCGATCATGATGCGGTCCAGCGCCTGACGCTTGACGATGGCGTTGCGGATACGCACCTGGAAGTCCTGGAATTTCGCCCACAGGTCCAGTTTTGCGTAGGTCAGCACCGTATCAAAGTTGGTCTGCTCGCATTTGTATTCCACGTCTTCCATCAGCGTCGGATCGGTAGGCTCGCGCTCTTTGGTGGTGGTATCGGTGGTTCCGGCAATGGTGCTA